AACATTCGTGCTCGCAAGCCCAAGGCAGCAGATGTTGAAGCAGTGGCCCTGTTGGCATCTGTGATGTCTACGCCGGTTCGCGACAAAGGCGAGGATCAGGTTGAAGCCTAACGGCTCCCTACTCCACTCAAAGCGGCCCAAAAGGGCCGCTTTCCTTTTCCAAATTCAATTCTGGCATAATTAATTGTATGCTTAATGACCCTGAGTTGGAAACTGCCCTTCAAGAGCTAGTGATTGATATCTGCGAAGTACTTTATTGTCGTGGGATTGATCGTGTTTGTATAGGTGCAATCATGCGCTTGGTCGGTATTGACAATGCAATTGCACAGCCAAACGACAACGAATATTTGAATTTGGATTCTACCTTCCAAGAAATACTACAAAAAAGAAAACAGCCAGTGCCAGCAGCCCCGCCCAGCGGCGCGGTACTCCATTAAATGCCCATACCCAGTTACCGGGCTTCAGAAGCTCTTTATGTTGTAATTATACGAGAGAAAAATGCAGAACAGTTGCTCAAAGCCTGGGCCAAAGCTGCAAAGGCACAAGTGGTAATTGAAAACAATCGGATGAAGATTTTTGAGCACCGTAGCTTAAACATGTTTCAACTGAACTGGCCACATGACTGGGACAACGTTACCATCTGGGATGCCTGGAATCGACGACATTTATATCTAGACTAGAGTGCCAAAAAATCTTGACATCTCCCGATGATCAGCATAAAATACTAAACTACAAAGGAATAAACTATGTCTACCAATCACGATACCCTTACCGCTGCATTTGAAACTTACACAGCCGAGAACGAAAAGTTCACTGCCAAAGGCGTTAAAGCATCTGCTGCCCGTGCCCGCAAGGCTCTGCAGGAAATGACCAAGGCCATCAAAGAACGCCGTAAAGAAATCACAGCTGAAAAAGAAGCACTCACTGCAAGCAAGTAATACCGGCATGGAAGAACTGACTCAAGCTCCTAAAACCAAACTATGTTCTTGTGGTCGCAGTGCTACAGGATTCTGTGTTGGGCTACATCGTATGTCCGATACTGAATGGAATGCTTACACATTCGACGAGCAGTTTGCTGCAGCCGCGCAAACAATCACAGTAACTACGGATTCAACAAAGAATGACTACTGACTCTTTTGTTCAGACCATAATTGAAGACCCTGATCACCCCGGCGAACTTCTGCTGGATCTTGGCGACGAGCTTTGCAAAAAGATGGGCTGGTGGCCCGGGGATCATCTTGAATGGACCGATAACGGCAACGACTCTTGGACCCTAAAGAAAATAGTACCCCCGGAATCAGCAACATGAGTATAAGCACAAACTGGGCCACTGGCCATACCTTAACAGTTGACTCAACTATACCGATCGGTGTCGCACATCAGACCTACGCAACTCTGTCGCCTGGCATAAAGTGGGATACAACTGCGACCCCAATTGATCCAATATCTTCGGAGTTTCGTACCGAGATCAAGCTGATCATGCGTATGATCCAGGACATTCAAACTCGGCTTAATATCTTGCAGCCAGCACCTGAACTGGAGCAGGAGTGGCAGCAGTTGCGAGAACTAGGCGACCAGTATCGCAAGTTGGAAGCCGAGTTCAAAGAAAAACAACGCATGTGGAACACGCTCAAGAAATCACCATGACACTTGACCAATAAATCAAATTGTGCTATAATACAATTTAAATTGGAGTGACAGATATGACAATGCATCTTGAAGGCCCCTGGTTGTCCATGACTGGCAAGCGTCGGGGCAAGATTAAGTTTCGCAGTTCCGAAGAAGCCCGCAAGGCACGTGAGCTGGCAGCAGAGTGGGAGCGTAAGCAAGCTGAGTGGAAAGCAATGAGCAAGCCAGTTCCGGCTCGTGCTGCTAAGCCTGCTGCTAAGCCTGCTGCACCGCAGGTTCGTGCTGCGACACCGGAGCAGCCACGGAGCTTGAACTCCTGGGTCAAGGGTGCCTGTGCAGTTAAACCCAATCCGCAGTATACTGGCACCAAAATAATCGGTATCGGTACCATGCACAAGAGCAATGCAGTACCTATCTTTACTGACGAACAAGCCAAAGACATCAGCACCATGCGTCGAGGATGACATGAAAATTTATCTTACCAGCGACATTCACCTGGAATTTGGTGACCTGGACCTCAAGAACGAACACGAAGCGGAAGTGTTGATCTTGTCCGGTGACATCATGATTGCCAGTGACTTGAACGATCATCCGGTACCCACCGTCGCGCCAATAGTCAAACTGGGTCAGCGACAATCGGCAGCTTATCGTTACCGTGACTTTTTGAAGCGTTGCAGTGACCGGTTCCCGCATGTGATTTACGTTGCTGGTAACCACGAGTTTTACCATGGCAAGTGGCCCGGCGGCATGAAGACTCTGCGCGACGAGTGTGCAGTGTTTCCGAATGTGTATTTCCTTGAGAAGGAAAGCAAAGTCATCTCCGACATAACCTTTATTGGGTGTACCTTGTGGACTGATATGAATCGGGGTGACCCTGTTACCTTAAACGCAATCACAGGCGATATGAATGACTTTACTGTTATTCGCAATGATGAAAAAGGTTATACCAAGCTGAGACCGGCTCAGGTCATGTCTGACCATCGTAAGGCTGTGGAGTACATTCGTGACACAGTAGAGAACGGCGCTGGCGAAAAGTTTGTGGTAGTAGGGCACCATGCGCCTAGCAAGCTGAGTACTCACCCTAGGTATGCAGATGATTATGTTATCAACGGCGCGTATAGTTCAGACCTGAGTGAGTTTATTCTTGATCACCCCAAGATCAAGTTATGGACACACGGTCATACCCATCATGCGTTTGACTACATGATTGGCGAGACCCGTATTGTTGCTAATCCGCGTGGCTACATTGGGCACGAGGCACAAGCCGACCATTTCCAACCCAAACTGATTGAGGTTTAATATGACAATGACATTTGATAAAGCTCAAACCTGGCGCAAAATTTCTGACCAACCAGGCAACTACTACTGCCAAGCAAACGAGAAAGAGCGAGAATATTTTCGCGGCTTTATCAAAGGTTTAATGGGAGAAAAGCAAATCACAATAGAGTTTGAAAAAGCAGACGGCACCCCACGCGAGATGATTTGTACACTAAGCGAACAGCACGGTGCTAAGTACGCAGTTAACGAATCAGTTCCAGGAACTGAGCAAAAGACACGCAAACAGAATTCTGATGTTTGCGTAGCGTGGGACTGCGAATTGAAAGCATGGCGCAGTTTTCGCTGGGATCGACTAAAGAGGATTGAGTTTAAACTTGGGTAAATCAGACACATTGAAAGTGGATGGCGTTGTGGTAGAAATTCTATCCAACGCCATGTTTCGAGTCAAGCTCGAAAGTGCCGAGCAGCCAGTTATTGGTGTGGCTTCGGGACGAATTCGTCAAAACAGGATCATGATCCTACTGGGCGATCGAGTCGAGCTTGAACTTTCGGTGTATGATCTATCTCGGGGGCGTATTGTGCGCAGGAAATAAATACTGGTATGAACATTCGAGATCACATCAATATCCTAGAAGCCACTACGCGGCCGGCCAAGTTAGAAACCACCCCGCTTCCCTACGGTGAAAAGGATCTTGAGCCGGTATTGAGTAAAGAAAGTTTAGAATACCATTATGGGCATTTGGCACGGGGTTATGCCAAGCGTTACAACGCAGGCGAAGGTGATCCTGAGTTTAATCGAGCTGGTAGCTTTTTGCACAACAAGTTCTTCCCACAATTTCGTAAACCCAAGTCAGGTAATCGTCCACGTGGTGCAGTGGCTGAGCTGATAGAATCCAAGTTCAAGACATTCGACGATTTTCAGGATGCAATTAAAGAAGTAGCAATGAAGATCCAAGGCAGTGGCTGGGTATACCTGAGCACCGGCGGTGATATCAAGATCATACACAATCATGCTGTGCGTACTGATATTGCTTTGTTGATTGACTGGTGGGAGCATGTTTGGGCGACCGATTACCAGTGGGACAAAGAAAAATACCTAGCTAACATCTGGCGTATTATCAATTGGGACGTAATAAACGAGCGACTATGAATATTCAAGAATCTGCTGTACTCAAACTCAAAGACCTACTTGCTGAGGAAAATAATCCCGACACCAAGTTTCGCGTATATGTGCAAGGTGGTGGCTGCTCGGGAATGCAGTACGGCTTTACATTCGACGACTCAGTCAACGAAGATGATATTGCGGTCGAAGTAGATACATTTACTGTGCTTGTTGATTCTATCAGTATGCAATACCTAGCTAATGCAAATATCCGTTGGGAAGAATCCTTGATGGGTGCCAGCTTTATAATTGACAATCCCAACGCAGAGTCAACTTGCGGATGTGGGTCAAGTTTTTCACCCGGTAGTTAAAAAATCCTGTTGGAGATGGAGATATAGCCCGATTGTAAACACACTTAAACTGCCATAAATATCTCAAAGCGAGGAAAGTATGGCAAGAGAAGTCATTAATGTAGGCGCAGCGCCCAATGATGGTCAAGGCGACCCGATCAGAACTGCCTACATCAAAACAAACAACAATTTTGCTGAACTTTATTCGGCAGTTCAACTAGTCCCTCCACCTACGCTGTTGGGCAGTGCAGGCAACAAGGCCGGCATGATTGCCTACAGTCCCACTGCTTTTTATTATTGCTTCCAGGACTACGATGGCAGCAGTGAAATCTGGGGCGAGTTGCTGTTAGCCCAGGATCCTCCACCTACGCTGTTGGGCAGTGCAGGCAACAAGGCCGGCATGATTGCCTACAGTCCCACTGCTTTTTATTATTGCTTCCAGGACTACGATGGCAGCAGTGAAATCTGGGGCGAGTTACCTATTGGAGTTACTGGCA